GAACAACTGACCGGCCACATGCAAGAAGCAGAAGAGCTGTTAGTTTCGGAAGGTGGTAAAGAAAATAACAAAAAGACAAAACTATGCCCTCATTGTGGGCTTGAATTATAAAGAGTTATCAGCACTATTTCTAAATCAGAATTTCTGCATTCTCTCTTTATTAACCTACAAGATTCTCAAAATATATTGTCAGGAATCTTTAGTCACTGAAACCCCCTTTCAGTGATTTTTTTTTGACTGACGCCCTATTTCTAATTATGTAATCTGCATACCCAATCAGTCACCCTGAAATTGACTCACTGATTCATCACCCGAGGTTCTTTCTAGTGAAACAGTCAGTCCATAGGTGACTGACCTTTTGCTATTCCTGTATAACTGGGGTATACCGAAGATACAGGCGTATTAAAACTCTTGTTTGTACACATGATATTGATGTTCATTTTCTTTACAAAATGTCCAAAAACGTCCTATGATATTTACATTATGTCCAACAACATAGACGAAGACTTACAAAGACTCGAACGGCTCCTGTCCATCAAAGATTGGCCCCGTTTCGAAAAGAGATACCTGCATATCATCACGTTCTATCTCATCCATGAAAAGGGCAAGATCTTCTATCGAGATTCCGAAGAGCCGATCAGGTTGATTAGATGCTCAAGATTTCAAAAAGATCTTGCGGGTCTAAAGCTTATGGATTTTTTCAGACTTGTGATAAAACAAAAGGAGGATACCTTAAACAAGGAGAAGTTATGGAAAACAAAGCACAAAACGAACAACAAGAAAAGCTTTTAAGAAAATTATTTTACTTTTCTATCATTATTGTTTCTTTGATGTTTATCTTCATGTCCTTCATCCCTGTTTATGATGCCTTCTTTAAGACGCCTTCACCCTCCAAAGATGGATACCTTAAGACTAAAACGGAGACACCTATCAAATGACAGGCAAAAGAATTGGATATGTCCGAGTCAGTTCATCCTCTCAAAATCCAGACCGCCAGCTGATCGATCTTAAACTTGACAAAACCTTCACGGACTTCGCCTCGGCATCTTCTACTACCAATCGTCCACAACTGCGCATGCTGATGGACTATGTTCGAGAAGAAGACACGGTCTATGTCCATAGCATGGATAGATTGGCTAGGAACGTCAAGGATCTAAAAGAAATAGTCGACTACTTGACCAGTAAGAAAGTCAGAGTTCATTTCCTGAAGGAAAACTTGCACTTTGGTGGTGAGCAGTCTTCTATCCAAGATCTCATTTTTCACATCCTAGGCGCATTTGCCCAGTTTGAGCATTCTTTCATTAGGGAGAGGCAGCAAGAAGGGATAGAGATAGCCAAAAAGAAAGGAAGATATCGAGGACGAGAGAAGAAGCTGACGACAGAGAAGGCAGAGGCTATTAAACAAGCGCTTCAAACTAGGAAGCCTAAGACGACCATAGCAGAGGATCTCGGAATTTCCAGGATGAGTTTGTATAAGTACATGAAACAACTTAAGTTGGCCTAACTAGGAAGCTAAGAAACCTTTGTGATATTTATTGAAAAATATCTCCAAGCTTGTATAATGTACCCAAAATGTACCGTCAAGGCAGAAAGGTAAAAATGGCAAGCTTGTTAATGTTGTCCGAAGAGTTCCTATTCACTTGTGAAGAAAAGCTTAAGTACTTTGGATATGGAGAGTGGGTCGAAGAGCTAGATAAGCTCGTATTCGAGTGTCAGGGTTTCACTTGCATCGTTTCCCGTCATTCTGATATTCGAATGTCAGGGCACCTACATGGGTATGTGCATGTTCCCCTGGACCATCCGATACACAGAACAAAGAATTTCCATACGATTGCCTGTCATGGAAAACTCTCATACATAGATATGAATTACGTTGGATTCGAATGCAATCAACCTACCGATTACGTTCCTCTTCCAAATGGTACGACTCCTAAATTCTCATCATACAAAAACGATTATAAGAACGTCGACTTTTGTATCGAGATATGCAAGATCATCGTAGATCAGCTATTGATGGACCAGATCATAGAAGATCGACAGAAAGAGGTTGCACATGAGAACCAAGGATCCAATGAGATCTAAGAGAGTCGAAGATTTGAGAGAGATTGCGTTTTACTGGAGAGACGAGTGTTTATTGTATTGGATAGAGAAAGAGTCATTAGCGCTTTTCTTGATAAGAAAAGGAATGTATCCATCTGTTAGTGATAAATATAATATGTTTTGTTCGGTAGAGGAAAATGCAAAGAAGAAGTTTTGGGACACATATGTTTCATGGTATAAAAAAGAACAGTTACAACTTGAAATGAGAGATATGAATTTATCACAGAGAACAAAATTTATACACAATGAAGTAAACAAATTCTTTTCTGCGCATCAAAAAAAGGAAAAACTATGTTAAAGAAACTTATACTGTTTTTAGGTGTTTTTGGGATGATGAGTTGTTTGTCTGCTGAAAATGGCAAGACATATGTCTCATACAAGGACTTGAATCTGTCAGGTGGAAAGATTCGTCTTCGCGTTGGTCATAATGAATGGATTCAATCAAAGTCTCTCTTAAAAGATGATAGAGGAATCTATATTCTAGATGAAAATATAGCATGGAATGAAAAGGGAGAATGGGTCAAAGAATGGGAATGTCCTTATTGTCATGAACATTGGATGATGGGACAGAGATGTAAAAATCCAGAATGTCCTAGGAATTTTACTGGAGATGTGCTCTGCGGATAACTACATATTTTCTTTCATTCGAGACAATGACCATTTCGAGCGCGCGCTCGGAATGGTCATTGTTGCTTTTATAAAAAAACATATGATATTGTTCCTTTTTTAGGGAGTAAGATGGTTAAGAAACAATCACTAGAAGAACAAATAAACCATTTCTTGCAAACTTGGCGATGCAAGGAGCAGATAGCCTTCTTGCGCGACATCATCCCCTTATTTGAACTGTATGATGTGGATGATGAGAATGACTGGCTTGAGAAAGCCGTGGGTGGAGATGAAGAAAACGTCAGGACAGTACGCCTCATTCGTACGGTTTATCTGATCTCACGTATAGCTGAATTCCATGCAGGCACTCTTTGTATGCTTAAAGTCCAATTTAAAAATCTATGGCAGAAAATGGAAAAAATGGAACTTGACGAACTGTCCGGAAATTCCTGATCACTGAGGATCAAATGGCTCGACCTCTAAAAGAAATAAATTGGGATGTTGTAGAAAAGAAAATGGAAGCAGGATGTTCTGCTAAGGAAATATCAGCTAATTTGTGTGATCTTGATACTTTTTATCGAAGATTCAAAGAAAAATATGGTATGAGTTTTGCGGATTATACGGATGATTTCTACTCTGTAGGGGACGGACTTATTAAGTTCACTCAATATATGAAAGCAATATCTGGTAATATTCCAATGCTTCAACTTTTGGGTAAAGAAAGACTGGGCCAAGGCAAAGATCAAGAGAGAGTACCTGATAACGATGAACAGAAGTCACTCGAACATGAGAATACGCTTTTGAGATATGAAAACAAAAAACTGAAGGAAATAAATGCCCGTCAGCCCCAAGCAGGAACAGAGTTTTGCAGAAGCGACACATCGTTTCAACATATGGGTGGGAGCGGTCCGATCGGGAAAGACTTACGCTAGCATCGAAAGGTTCATCTATGACCTGAAGAATGGTCCTCCTGGAGATGCGATGATCATTGGAGTGAACCGTACTTCCATTCAGCGCAACATACTAAAAAACCTTTTCACACAGTTAAAGTTTCCTTGTCCTACTGAAAAGGCCGCCATGTGTCGATTGTACGGTAGAAACGTATGGTTCGTGGGTGCTCCTGATGTATCTGCTGTATCTACTATTCAAGGATCCACTCTTGCATTAGCTTATGTTGACGAAGCAGCCAATGTTCCTGAAGTATTCTGGAAGATGCTTGAATCTCGCTTGAGTGTTCCAGGTGCAAAACTGATCGCTACTACAAACCCGGATGGTCCCGCACATTGGCTTAAGAAAGAATACATAGACAAGCCAGGTTTAGATCTCATTCATTGGAACTTCAATCTAGAGGATAATCCATCACTCGATGAAAACTTTAAACAACAAATTAAGGCATCGTATACAGGATTATGGTACAACCGCTATATCCTCGGAGAATGGTCTCTCGCACATGGAGCCATTTATGACTGCTATGATCACAACAATGAATACCATAAAGACTATCCTACGCCATCTTATTACATCGTTGGTATTGACTATGGCACAACAAATGCGACGGCTGCGGTACTATGTGCGATCACGCCCAACAAATGGCCGCAAATTCGCGTCGAGGCGGAGTATTACTGGGATTCAGCTAAAAAAGGACGGAGCAAGACTGATCAAGAACTGGTTAGAGACATCAAGGATTTCATATCGTTCAAGCACGTTAGCGCTATCTACGTTGACCCCGCCGCAGCCTCCCTCAAAATTGCGCTTAGGCAAGCTGATTTGCCAGTGCTCGACGCAAACAATGATGTACTTTTGGGGATTAAAATCGTCTCGAAATTCATCAACGGAAAAAATATCCTCATTCATCGTTCCTGCAGCACGCTGCGCGAACATCTACAATCTTACGCATGGGATCCTAAAGCAGCAGATAGAGGCGAGGATAAGCCCGCGAAGAAAAATGATCATATCTGTGATTCTCTACGCTATGCCGTAGTTTCGGCATTCCCACAAGGCGAGTTCTCACATCCAGATGAGAACATATCTTACGATCAACTGCGACGAAACGTGTTTGGACACGAAGAAAACCCATTAGGACCAATGTCGGGGGGATACTATTAACAAATCAAATTTAACTCCTATTAATCGCGTTGCGAAAATATTAACTCAAAAAGGAATTCAATCTGAAATAGAGTGTGTTTTAAACCAGCACAAAGAAACACCACATACATATATAATTGACAAAAAAAAGCTTAAACAATCTGTTAAAAATGATAATTTTATAGATTTTAAAGGACACAAACATGGATATTTTACAGTTGAGAAATATATAGGAAAAGGATTGTGGAGCTGTAAGTGTAGGTGTGGAGATTATGAAATAAGAACAGCAAAGGCGTTTAAAAATCATATAAAATTCAAAGAAAATTTTGACTTGGATACTTGTCAAAGGTGTTCAAAGTTGAAAAAAATAAAAAATATGGCATCTGCAAAAGCTATGGGATACGAATACAAAGAATACATGGAAAAATTCTATAGAAATAGTTCTTTTGACAGGAATAAATAGGTGTCACTCCCTATGAAAACCCACCAGATCAATTGTCTCACCAATGGTGAGACAATCTTAAACCTATAATATATATTTCATTTAAAATATCTTAAAATTTAAAATATTGCATCATCCATCGGTGTGTGTTATAAATACCTTTAACACAGGAACACATCGATGCCATCTTATGAATCCGGAAATTATTCGCTTGGATATATAGATCCATCTGACGTTCAATCTAAGGATTTGAAACAGATGATGGATTGGTTCTATCAATCGAATTACACAACGAACTCTACTTATTGGCTTCAAGGTGCAATCGATAAGCGCTTTAAGGTTGGTGACCAGCAGCTTTACAATCAAGTGTATGGTCAAAATGCTCAGAATGTTCAGAAGTTCTTCTTCAATTTGATTCGCCGCCACATCAACATGATATGCGGCTATCAACGCAAGAATCGCAAATCCACAATCATGGTGCCGGTATCAGACGATGGAGATCCCCTTGTTGATGATTATAACAAAGTGCTCCGTTGGTGTGATGACCGAGACGGATTTCAGGAGTATTGCTCCCAGGCATTCGAAGGCGCTTGCGATACAGGGGAAACGCTTCTACACATGTATCCGGATTATACTTTCGATCCAGTCTCAGGTGATCTTTTCACTGACTATGTTGCATATAATAACTATCTGATTGACCAGTATACGCGCAAGCAAGATTTATCAGACTGTAACGGTATATGGCGTCGTCGTTGGACATCGAAGGAGATGGCGAAGTCTCTACTGCCTGGATATTCGAAAGAAATCGACAAGATGAAGCCTGGCGGGATGAAGGATGGACGATTTTCCTTACAAGCAGAACTACAAAATGTTGCTATTAGCAATCTTTTCACCTACGACGAGTTTTACTATCGATCCACTCGACCTGGTCATCTTATTCTTGACCCTTACACGGGGGAATCTACCGAATGGCAGGACGATGAGAGTGAAGATGAAGGAATGATGGAGCGTGTGTTGCAACAGCAGCCATGGCTTCAAGTGAAGAAGATCGAAGTGCCCACTGTTAAGCTGATCATCGCACTGTCTGGGAAGATCGTCTATCACGGTAAGAACTTGCTTGGCATCGATGACTATCCATTCGTACCAGTGCAGTGCTACATAGAGCAAGATATACAAGCGTATGCTTGGAGAAAACAGGGAATCATTCGCAATCTTCGTGATGCCCAATTCCTTTACAACATGCGCAAAGTCATTGAGCTTCAGCTGCTTCAGTCGAGCCTCAACGCCGGATGGATTTATCCTGTTGATGTAGTAACAGACCCGAAAGCTTTTAGACAATCTAGCGGAGGCGATGGATTCCTAGTGCCTCTAAAAGCGGGTCATTTACCAAACGAAATCCAACGTATCGAGCCAGTAGCCATTCCTCAATCACTCATCGAGCTTTCTAATAGCCTAGCAGAAGACATTACAAAGATTTCGGGGGTCAATGAAGAGTTGTTGGGTAGCGCAACGGACGATAAGTCTGGAATCCTTTCTATGCTTAGACAGGGTGCTGGACTTGTTACATTGCAAACTATCTTCGATAAACTGGACTACAGCCAACGACTGTATGGAAAAATACGGTTGCAGGCCATACGCAAGAACTTCAGTAAAGGTAAAATACGTAATATCCTTGGGCATGATGCGGACCCTCGATTTTGGTCCAGCCACAGCCAGAAATACGCCGTCGCTGTTGAAGAGGGCAACTATAGCACCACCCAACGTCAAATGGAACTTCAACAGCTTCTTCACTTCAAAGAGCTCGGTCTGCCCATCGCCAATACTTCAATTCTTAGAGCAGCATTTATTACAGACAAGAAGCGAGTCATCGAAGAGATGGAACAACAGGCTAAACACGAATCTGACGCACAACAAGCCGAACAGGCACAACAAGAGAAGATGGATAATGCGAAGATTATGGGCATGTTTGCAAAAGCTAAAGTCGATATGGCACGTGAGCAAGATACGATGGCTTCTGTTCAAGAGCGACTTGCCAAAGTGAATGAAACTCAGGCAAGCGCAGAGCATAAGACCATGCAGGCAGATCTCGATCTTGTAAAAATGATGGTCGAGCTAGAGGATATGCAGTTCAATCAATTTAAGAATGCCTTTGAGTATGCCCAAGCCGTCAAGAATGCTAACCAACCTCAAGAAAGTTTAGTGTAACCAAAGGAGCACTTATGAAAGAACACAAAAAACATGGGAACCATCCTCATGACAAGATGGCAGCCATGCCTCAATTCAACGAAGGCCACTGGGAGAAGAAATCTAGTGACGTAGAATTAGGTGGAACTCGTTACTCCAGCGAATTCGGGCAAGCCGAAGAGTACAAGAAAGACGTAGATGCCCTGTCAGCTTATGCAAAAAAGCACAAGATGCAGTACTAGGAATTAGCGGTTAAGGCGTCTTACTGCTAAGTGGAAGGCCGCCACATTACAAGGAGTTATTATGTCCAAGACTAAACACAATCCCGACTATGCCAAAGATCGCACAGCCGACGTGATCAAGCACGGAAGCGGACGCGCTGTTCCCAATGATCATTGGCAGATTAACCGCGATGCCACGCCTAAAGGAGATAGCACAGGATGGGGTGCATTCCTTCCAAGGGCTGGAAAGGATAGACCTACACCACATGTAAAGATTAACGAGTGTGATCATTGATGCATGAAGGACGTATGAAAAAGGCGATTGATTTTGCTCATTTCATGATCAAAAAAGGTCAAAAGAAGAATCAAGCGATTTGGATATCTTCTAATTACCATAAGATCGATTTTGACTCGCTAAAGTCTAAGGTTTATGAAAACGAAAGTATGATGGTTGGTGAATAAATGACTCGAATCACAGCCGGAGAGCTAGCGAATAAAGCATTATCAGACAATACCAAGTACGACGCTCTCGAAGTAGGCCATGCGATGGCAGATGATATCGGGACTCACCTGTATGAGGCTGCGAAGAATTACCATGACATGATCGGCGAGAATGAATTCTGCGTGGTGATGATCGTAGCTAAGGATCCTCTCCTAAAGAACCTTATCAGACGTAAGTTTTACTGCTGGCCTTATCTTCCTAGCCCAAGACCAAACCAAGCAGTTTTTCTATATAGTAAGCCTCTAGGTAGGATAACAAAACGATTATGGGTTCTCCCATCTGATATGGTGATGGCTGAGCTGGCGTCCCTGTGTGTAGTCGACAAAAGATACAAGACAATGCAAGCATGGTCTATTGCCTTTTTTGAAGGAAAGTTCTGGGAATACATTCGCTACGAAAGCGGTATAAACATTCCATCTGAACACGAATATTTTCTACAACATCGAGAAGAATTGATCAATGCGGGTTGTAAACTCCCTAACAGTTCTGCTATCGAACCCTTTGATTTCAGTAAGATCCACATCAAAAATGTCGTAGATACGCAAACAGCCGCTGTCTAGAAGCAAGGATTCCATTTTGCGAGGCAAACAAAGTATTTCAATCGGAGCATCTGCGGCCATAAACTTTATTGCTTTGCGATACTCATTAAAGCTATTGTTAAGCACTTTCTTTAGCTCTTGCATATCAAGATCGAGATGTATTTTATCATTTAAAATATTTGTATCACTCACAAGGAGACTCCTTTATGACGATTTTGAATAATGAAGCTACTTCACCAGAAAACGCTTCTAAAAGCGTTACAGATAAAGATTTATCAGCTATGCCCAATGATCAAAATATACCACAAACAAAAGTAGAAACAACTGAAAACAAAGAAAAGGAATCAGAATCTCATGAAGATCCTAATTGGCGCGCTTTTCGCGAAGCCAGGAAAAGAGACCGTGCTGAAAAAGAAGCCGCAGAGCGAAGAGCTTCTGAAAAAGAGGCTGAAGCTACAGCTCTCAAAGCAGCAATGGAAGCGGCTTTCTCAAGATCAGCACCTTCCCCACAAGCCTATCAACAGCAATACGGGATAGATCAGATAGAAGAAACTGAAGAACAGCGCATCGAGAGGAAAGTGAATGCCATTCTTGAGCAGAAGGAAAAACAGTACGCACGGGAACAGCATGAAAGAGAACAACGTGAATATCCAGCTAGATTATCTAGGGAGCTGCCTGATTTCCGTTCTGTTTGCTCGCAAGAGGCTTTGGATTATCTAGACTTCCATTACCCAGAAGTTTCTCGTCCGCTTCAAAGACTTCCGGAAGGGTATGATAAGTGGCATGATATCTACCATGCAGTTAAAAAGCTTATTCCCAATCACGCAAATTCAAGGAAAGAAGCTGCGAAGTCTGACATGAACCTCAATAAGCCTAGATCTATGTCATCTCCCGGTCCATCCCCAACAGGAGAAGCGCCAAGATCTACATGGCAAGAAGCAGAGCAGAAGAAGGCAGAGAACTGGGCTAGAATGCAGCGCACCATGAGAGGATTAC